CATTTTAAATACTATTTCAGATAAACTTAAACAAAATGTTCCCCGTATTGATATTGACACATATCATAGACCCGAAAATATAGGATATATTTATAAAAGTGTTAAAAATCCAGAACTTCAAAAACAACCCAATCATAAGAAATTAAATTTCTTCGCAGAAATAACTATATCTCAATTAGAATTTGAAAATGTATTTCGTATGGAACGAAATTATCGTGATAACAAATTTTCATTAGTACGATTATTAGGATCGTTTAAAAATAATACTATTCCAACACTATCCAATGGTACTCCAGCATGTATATCAGATAAAACTAAACCAGTTATATATGGTGAACTTATTGATATAAGTATTCCACATTTAGATAGCCACGAAATATTTGAAAAGTGGGAAGAAAGCAAAAATATTATTAATATTAAGGGTATATCTGTCTATAATTTATCTGCCATTATTCACGACTTGGAACGTGTTGTGGAAGAAAATAAGAAAAAAGGTGATCCTAAATTGGCAAAACGAGAGAAGCGGTTAATGTTCTTTTATCATTTTGCGTGTGTTCTTCCATCTTTAATTCATTCACGATATAAAGACGATGTTCCAGTATTTAATGCTTGTGGTTCATTATTTGATAAAATAATTGAAACAAAATCCTCTGTATTAACAAAAGAAAATCGTGATTCCATTTTATATAGTCTCATTGGAATATATGGATATTATCCTGAATCTATACGAACTTTAGATCTCTTTATGATATTGAAATACTATTTTATAAATTATATAAATGCAAATCATACATCTTTTGAAAAAGGTCGTTATTATGAATTGGCATCTCCATTTACAAAAACAAATATTCCAGAATTCTGGACGTTAGAATATAAGGAAACTGGTTTTAATAAGCAAAGTTCTTTCTTTACACTATTTCAACTTGGTCCTAACAATACAATTGTAAAGATTATAGATATTCAATATAAAGTATTAGAATACGTTCATTTGCTAATAGACCGTATTCAAAAACAATATGAAGTATCTGAAAATAAAATATACATTGAAAAAGCATTATCTGTATTTTTAATTGAATTTAATAATATTTATAGGTCTATTAATGATAATACAATAGTACATGAAGTAATCTGCAAGTTTATTCAAACATTGAATTTATTTACAAACAATATAGAATTAAGTGGAATTAATGAGACCTATTCTGAATATTTTATAGGTCAAAGTTTGTTTATTATGAAAGAAAATTTATATGAAAAACAGCAAATTAAAGAAACATTAAATAAGAATTTTGTAAAACAATATGTACATTCTCTCTTATTACAAAGTATGTTAATTCCTCATGAATTAGAACTCAAATATAAAATACAATCACGCATTCTTTTAAAAGGAGGATTATTATATGATATTTATAACTCTATTCAAACTGCTTTTCTTAAAAATCAAGATGCTATTTTAAACATTAATACAAATGATATAGACTTCTTTTTATATCTCAATATCCCTCAACATATGTTTTTAAATCAAAATGACGGAATTATTGAAACAATTTTTAACTCGTTTAAAAAGTTAGAGGCATATTTTAACAAACAACGAACAAACCGAAGAATAACAATGAAATTAATACAATCAAGTAATACAGTATTTTATATACAAATTATGGTTTATGACTATATTCCATTAAATAATTTCTCAAATGAAGTATTTGATGCTGTTTTAGGATCAGGCGGAATTCCAAAAGAAAATACATTTAGAATTATAGAAACTCATTCATATGAATTATATATAATCAATATTCCCAAAGATGTTAAACCTGAAGAAATACCAAGATATAAATTAAGTAGTTTTACTCCAGAACTCACATTGCCTAATGGACGAAATGTTAGAGACTATCTAATCGTCCAAAAATGGAACAATTTAATAAAGGGTATTTTTGATAATATTGATATTATAAAAAATGAAATTATTCCTGTAGGTTATCCATTATCTACTAAACTAGATTTATATGTAGACAGTTTAATTGATATTAAAAAGTCATATGATGAAATTCTTATAGGACATAAAGATGTTCTCAAAAAACATAAATATGTAAAACGATTATTAGGAAAACATACAATATAATTGAATATAAATTATTGTTCATTATATATCATATCATATAATGAACGCCATTCAACTGTATGTGGATAAAACGATGATTAAAAAATCTAATAAACCAATGAATCACGAATGGTTTTCACGAGTTCTTCCTTATTTACATCCGAAACTTATGAAGGAGATTTTAACATCTAGTCAACGATTGTTTAGTTTGGATTATTATGTTATTGAAATCACCGACCCTCTTAAAGAAGTATTTCTTGAAGTTCAAGAAGAAATGAAAGAATTCATTTATCCAAATGGTGGACGCAATCTAATTTCTTCAATTGCGGCGTTTATACGCTTATCTACAATGTCCTATGATGAACTCACTCAATCTCCGTATTTTAAAGAGATTACGAAAGAACGCGGACCAAATGATGATTATATTATAAATTTTATTGTGGTTCGTGCATTACCGGTTGATACCGCTATTCAATTGTATTCTCTATATCCTACTATAATAGGTATTCAGGATTTTATGAAAACGAGAAAGAATGAACTAGATAATCATCATATGGAAAAACTACAAACCATTACTCATTTTAATAGGAGTATAACTGATATGCTCTCATTCTTGAATTTGTCCTATGTAGAAGAAACTATAAACATATTTAATTGGAAGTTTGTTATCAATGATTTGCGAGTAAATCCAACGTTTACATATGAATTTGGACTTCGTTATCTAGAGAAAATCATCATTGATACAAGTAATAGTATAGAATATGCGTATGATGAGCGCCAATTTAATAATGTATTTGTTCTTCAATATATAGCCCCTTATGAATTCCTTAAAGAACATATTGAGGAATTAGATTATCGCAGTTTGTCGTATTTGTTTATGGTTTATACTCCATTGAAAAAAGAATATTATGATGGATTATTTCGTATTGTATGTGAATATCCACAAAAACCGTGGTATATGGGAATCATCACTAAATCGGTATATGTAACCATTGATATGATATTGGGAAATCCTCAGGTCTACTGGGAGTATTCTGGTCTTGTTGATAATGTGAATATAACAGAGGATATTATTCAGAGACATCCAGAAATCCATTGGTCATTTAATTCATTTATATCAAATCCCAATATTGGATGGGAAATTGCAAAATTTAGTGATTATAATACATATACGAATTATCGCAAATCCAAAACAATTAAAATCACTTCTGAATATATATTAAAAATGTTTAATCTTATAAAAGTATGAATAGCAAACAATAAATGATTTATAATTAACCAATTAACGCCATTATTTTACCATAATATTCTTGTCTAATTTTTTTCGCATAATTTTCACGATAGGATATATACGAATTATATTTACAAAATGGTGCCATCTTCCATCCAATATTTGGATTTAATTGAAAACTTCTGTCTATATACCATTCAAATTCGGGATGTGTTTCAATATCGTCTTCTGTTATATTTACATTTCTAGACAATATTTCATATATCCATGGGAAGGATGGATGTTTCAATACATCTTCAAATGTTGTATGTGGTGAAATCGTAATTTCTCTCCAATCCCATCCTAATTGTGGATATTTAAAAATGAACTTCTTCAAGTCCCCAAATCTCGCATATTTTAATTTTCTATAATATTGACTTATTAAACTATAATCCAATATTTGCTTATTTTGTTCTAAGACTTCAAACGACGAAAACATATGATTTAATGTGTTGGAATGTACTCCACCGAATTCTATATGATGTATTTGATGATAACTATTCTTCATTAGTTTATCAAATATTTCTAATGAAACTACTAATTTTCCATTAATTTTAATATTTAATGTATTCATATAATGATAAAGATGTAATTCATCATTATTTTCTGGTGGACAAATGGATAAAATAAACTCTAGTAATTCCACAGTTATATCTTCACGATATTGACAAACGAGATTAAACATATTTCGTCGTGTTTTAAATAATGTATCATTGCTTAGGATTAATTTTTTCATTGTATTCAATGGCACATATTTTAAAAATGCGGTTTTGTTAAATGTAGCCTCTTTACAAACAATAGGATACTTTTTTAATACTTCTGCGTCTGCTTCATTCAAGAAGATTATATATTCTAAAAAGGATATATAATTTGTTTCAGGGTTTTTATACACTGGATGTGTTATTCCTTTAAAGGTGTGTTTAAGTTCGTGAGTGAGTTCAATGAAATAATATCCGCTTATATTATTCTTAAGAATACTTGTCAAGTATTCGCGTATAATATCGGGATGAAACAGGTGTAAATATATATGTAATAATTCCTTTTTAGTATGATTAGAAGATTGAATCCATTCGCGGTCTACGTAAAGTTTAATAGCGTCCATTTGGTTGTTTGTTGTATATGGATTAAAGAGAGGTTCAATTATTATTGTTTCATCTTTTTATAATCTTCCCACGACAAATTCGCATTTGGATTTGCCGGTTTCTTTTCTCTCTTTTCTCTCTTCTTGTCCCGTTTCTTATCCTCTCTCAAAGCACTATCCACATACAACTCTTTTAATAATTTGCCTACTAAAAATGACCCTTCGTGCTGGTCTATTTCGGCATTTTCAATTCTCTCTAAAACAAAGAGGAATTTATGTAGGATTTCTAAATTCAAATCATCTGCGACGAGTTTATTGAAAATATTGGTATAATTGTTATAGAGGAATTCGGCACGTCCTCGGCAAATGTCTTTGAAATGTGATGGATTGGATTTCATAATACGCGCATATTCGGATTTCAATTTTTGAATGGTGACCGTGTCTGTGCGAATTGCTTTACTGTGTTTGAGTTCGCGAATTTGTGCGGTCGTATCTGGCGCATCACTGTTTCGCAACATATTTTGAAGCGCCAATCGTTCCTGTGTATTCATCTCCGACATTTAATATAGACATATATAATTCTCTTTTATTTTCTACGCATACTATATATGACAATTAAATTTAAGACAGCAGTTAAATCACGAAGTTTATCACATCGTAAAAAGAGTACTTCGCACAAACAACGACGACACAAGAAGTACCGCAAGACCCCCCATCATCGCGTCGTAAAGAAAACCCAGCGCCGTCGTCGTCCTTCTATGAGATATACTCGCAAAATGC